CTTGTGTTACAGTTTTGCCCACAAGTCCTCACCCCGAGGCCACTGAGTCTGCCAACTCGGTGTCTACGGCCCAGCCCCCCGCTGGGCCGGTCGGCGCAGTCAGCTCCTCTGCAAAGAGACGAGCCCGCCAACTGCGTGCGATAGCTGCTCTGGTGACGAGTAGCCCTGCCCCCGTGGCCAGTCCTTCAGCACTGCAAGCTGAAGCGTCCCCTTTGGGGTCCAGTGTGAGCGGCGCTGGAAGTGGTGACCCCCCAGCCAGGCCTCTAGACGGCCAAAATGTCGGGCATGCGGGCTCCACGGTGGTGGAGTCCGCAGAGGAGCCTGAGCAGTCTCCTTCAACAACTGCTCCAGACCAGCCTCCAGAGGCCCCCACCCCTAAGTTAGTCCACTACTTCCTTAGGGAGGGCCCTGCGCACCGGCTTGTGTCTGCCCTCATTGTCTTTCTGGTCTTGCTGCTAGCAATATTTGCTGCTATGACCGTGTTAACGTCAGACTACTCCTTCGGTTGTGTCCCTAAGTACTGCTACAAACAGCCCGCGTGGGCAGAGTACGCTTTCGGACCAGCCGACGCGGTTTGCGTCCACACTGCCCCACGTTTTACCCTCTTCCGCTGGGAGAGGACCATGGACTGCGGCGTCGTCAAGCGCACTCGGGTGATATTCGTCCCCGCAGTAGATTGGATAAACTCATGGTTCGGTTCTCATGGTCGCTTTGCGGACGTGCCCCTAACCGGCGGCCTCGGTCGCTGGTTTGAGCTTCTGCAACTCGGCTATCCCACTAGTCACACAGAGTTAGTGGTTGATGTCTGGGCCAGCAAGTGGATCTTGTTGGGTGGCACAAGTATGTGTGTTTGGTTTGTGTGGACTTACCAGCGGTTGTTGCAAGTGACAGCCGACTGGTGGGAGTGGGTACTTAGTGGGGATAAGGTTGTAGGTGGCAACCTAGCTTCGGTCGTGGATGGCGCTGTCCTTCAGCACACAGTCGATCCGGAGTTGCTGTACCATTTGGTCTTGAACGTGGCCTTCAAACCACGGGATGCCAGAACGTCAGCTAACCTCATTAGCCAGGGACGTGCTTGGTGCAATGCTCATCGCAAGGAGTGGCCGGAGAGATCTGTAACCACCCAAGTTGTTGAGGCAGCCACCGTCGCAATGACGATAACTGCTCCGGAAGAAGCAGCCTATCATCATTGGGGCGCTGGAAGCATCTGGCGCGGGCTCGCTAGGGCTAAGGGCGTTGTTGGCGGCCTCCTTAAGTGGAACCGCCAGCTCGCCACCTAGGTAACGCCGGTCAGCGTCTGCGGCGTGTGCGCGGGCGAAAGTAGCACCAGAGGTATAGATGAAGGCTGTTCTATAACTCTTCCCCGCGTCCCTGACGCTGACCGTCACGATAAGCATCTGGTTCGGATAGCTTCCCTCGAGCACCCCGAGGTTTTTCGTCCCACCTTCCACTACGATTGCTACCACAATCAGCTCCGAGCTGTCGTTGGCCGTGTGATCGGAGTGGTCCCAAAACCTTCAACATTAGGTTTTCAAGCAATGTTGGCCGCCGCCCAAGCTTTTGCTCGTACGTTGCCCTTCATACCTCCACAGGATTTGCTAGTCATGCCCAACAAGTATGGCGGTGCGAAACGTGAGAGGTACATGCAGGCTGTCGATCGCTACTTAGCTGGTGGGGTGACCAAACGACACGCCTACTGCACTATGTTCGTGAAGGCAGAGAGATTTGACGGCAACGCCAAGCGCAACCCCGATCCGAGAGCTATCCAGTTCCGATCTGCCGTGTATTGCGTTGGTCTTGCACAACATCTACAGCCCATCGAACATTACCTGTACCACACCTCTTACTTCAGTGAGGGTGTTCCCCGTAGTCGTAATATTGCGAAAGGACTCAACTCGGTGGATAGAGCCGAACTCTTGCACTCCAAGATGCAAGGCTTTATCGATCCTGTCGTACTTTCATTGGACGCCTCTCGCTTCGACAAGCATGT